ATAGATGAAGACACTGGGATCGGTAAAAAACTAGTTGATAAATCTGGTCTTGGCGATTTAGCTGCAAAAGCAGCTACGTCTGGTGACCGAGTGACGTTGACTAAGGAAGCGCAAGCTCGTATCGATGCTGGTGAGTTGGACAAAAAGCCAGCTCCTAAAAAAGCTTCTGAGCCTAGCTACAGTATTGAAGGTAAAAATCGCCCGGGTCGCAATGAAGAAATTGACGATGAGACTCGCGAAAATGCTGGCGGCTATAAACGCGGTGGTAAAACCAAACACCATCATGTTAAGAAAATGGCTCATGGCGGAGTAGCTACAGCCTCACGCCGTGCTGATGGTATAGCCTCTAAAGGTCATACCAAAGGGAGAATCTGCTGATGATGGCAAGTCGCGGTATGGGGGATATAAATCCCTCCAAAATGCCTAGCAAAAAGACCATACATCGCAAGGATAATCCGAACGATGTGGAGGTTTACAAACGTGGCGGTGAAGTTTGGGATAAACCCAACCCTAAAACAAAGCACAAGAAGCTTAGCCCAGCTAAAAAATCAGCGGCTAAAGCAGCAGCTAAGAAAGCAGGGCGGCCTTACCCTAACTTAATCGACAACATGAGGATGGCGAAGTGAGCGAAAACACACAAGAATTACCAGATTCCCTGAAAAATTTGAGTATCAATTTGGTTTTTACCCTTGAACAGGTAAATGGTATTTTAGATGCGTTGAGTCAGCTGCCTTTTAAAGTGTCAGCACCCATAATTCAAGCAATTCAGCTTCAAGCAATGCCACAAGTACAAGAGCAAGAGAAAGCAGCTATGCCAAAAGGAGACGAAAATGGCAACAAAGTGGATACAGAAAGCAATTAAGAAGCCTGGAGCTCTTCACGAAGAGCTTCATGTACCAAAAGGTCAGAAAATACCAGCCAAAAAGCTCGCTGCGGCGGCTAAAAAGCCTGGAAAAGTAGGGCAGAGAGCCCGCCTTGCTGAAACATTGAAGAAAATGAAGTGATTAAATGGCAAATTTGACTTCTACCACTACGGCATTCAATCTAGACCTGACGGAAATCGTGCAGGATGCTTATGAGCGCTGTGGCGTAGAGTTGCGTACGGGCTATGAGATGAGAACAGCCCGTCGCAGTCTTAATTTGATGACCATTGAGTGGGCAAATCGCGGAATTAACCTCTGGACGATCGAACAGGGGCAGATTCCCATCAATATCAACGCTGGACAGATTTCTTACCCATATCCAGTCGATACGATTGATATGTTGGATCATGTGATCCGCACAGGTACAGGCCAACAGCAGGTTGATATCAATATTACACGCATTTCGGAGTCAACTTACTCCACAATACCCACCAAAAACGCTTATGGGCGTCCTATTCAGGTATGGATAGATCGTCAATCGGGCAACACAGATACGCTTCCTACGACCGTTTTGACGGTTGCAGCGGCCTCCACAGATACCACTTTGACTGTAGCAAGTACCGCTAATTTGCGTACTCAAGGCTATATCAACATTGAAGGCGAAACAATTCTGTACCAGAACATATCTGGAAACCAGTTACTGAATTGCTACCGCGGACAAAACAACACAACCGCCGCGGCACACGCTCTAGGCGCAGCGATTTACAACACATACCTACCAAACATCAATATTTGGCCTACAGGTAACCCAGGCCAGACTTACACCTTTGTTTATTGGCGTTTACGTCGTTTGCAAGATGCTGGTACAGGCGTGACAGACCAAGACATACCGTTTAGATTTATCCCAGTCATGGTGGCTGGGCTGGCTTATTATTTGGCTCCTAAAGTACCCAATCCTGACCCCGTTAGGATTCAATTCTTGAAGGCCGATTATGAACAACAGTGGGACTATGCGTCTACGGAAGACCGCGAGAAGGCGGCTTTGCGGATTGTTCCACGAAACATGTTTTACTACAGGTAAGTTATGCCTAGTAAGTATGCGTCAGGTAAGTATGCAATTGCCGAGTGTGACCGCTGTGACCAGCGGTATATGCTCAAGGAGTTGCGTACGGAAGTTATCAAAACGCATCCTTACAAGATCAAAGTTTGCAAAACTTGTTGGGACCCAGATCATCCACAATTACAATTAGGTTTGTATCCTGTCAATGATCCCCAAGCAGTGCGCGAACCAAGGCCAGATGTCAGTTACTATACTTCGGGTGCAACAGGATTATTTACTTCACAGACTGCAAGTAATGACGTAAATAATGCAGGGTATCCGTCAGATGGTAGTCGGCAGTTTCAATGGGGTTGGAATCCAGTAGGGGGATCGAGTTACTTTGATCGTACATTGACTCAAAATGACTTGCTTCTAAACATAACAATCGGTACAGTTACCGTAACGACAACGTAGGAGTTAATCATGGCAATGCATGACGACATTAAAGAAGACAAGAAACTCATTAAAAAGGCATTTGGTATGCACGACAAACAATTACACGAGAACAAGAAAACCGACTTGAGTAAGCTCAAGCACGGCGGTAAGATCAAGAAGATGGCTAAAGGTGGCGTGACTGGTCAAGCCATGAGAGCCGTTGGTCGTAACTTGGCTAGAGCCCACAACCAGAAACCTGGGAGCAAATAATGGCTAAATTCAGTCACAAAATGATGGGTAAAGAAGTAGGCTCTGCTGAAGAGTATGCTGTACCCCACAATATGAAAGGTAAAGCAATCAGCCCTCATATAGATTCGTATGTGAAGGTTGATCCTAATTCATTGAAAGCTGGCGATGTTTTTGGTCCAGAAACAGGACTTCCACGCGTGAGCCTAGGTAATCCTGGCGCTAATGATGTGGAAACAGCAGGTATCAAGATTCGTGGTACAGGCGCTGCTACCAAAGGCGTTATGGCTAGAGGACCAATGGCTTGAACTACTATCAGCTTTTTTCTGCGATTCAGGATTACACTGAAAATCAATTTCAGACGACGTACCTCAATGATGGTACGACGGTATCTCCTACTCAGCAGATTAATCGATTCATCGAGCAAGCTGAACTTAGAATCTATAACCAGGTCCAGTTACCTTCCCTGCGCAAAAACGTGACAGGGACGGTGACGCCAAATAACCCATATCTGTCGTGTCCCAATGATTACTTATCTACGTATTCGATGGCGGCTTTCACGTATGCCAGCACAACCGCTTCTGGCACGGCTTTGTCTTATGCCCTCACTGTTACAAGTAGCACAAACATCAACGTGGGTCAGACAGTTGTTGGTCCAAATATTGTGACGGGCTCCAAAGTCACTGCTGTTGTCGGCAATTTAGTCACGATATCCATCCCCCTTTCTGGCTCGTTTGCCAATGAAGCTGTCGTCTTCCAAGGCGATTATGTTTACCTATTGAATAAAGACGTAAACTTTATTCGCGAGGCATACCCAAATCCAGCGTATGTTGGCTTGCCATATTGCTATGGATTGTTTGGCTCACAATATTCTTACCCCAATGAACTCAGTTTTATCCTTGGTCCTACGCCTAACCAAAACTATCAAATTGAGCTTCATTACTATTACTACCCAGTTTCGATCATCCAGAACGTCATATCTGGTTTGGCGACTTCACCTATCTCTAATCCTGGCTATGGCCTGACCAATGGGGTCTATAACAACGTCCCAGCAACAGGCGGGTCAGGTGATGGCGCGCTACTGAACGTAACAGTATCAGGTGGAATTGTCACAGCTGTTACGATTTCTTATGGTGGCTCTGGGTATCTTGTAGGCGACACCCTTTCTGCCCAAATTGGTACGACTGGTAGTCCTTTCTCAGTGATAATTAGCGCCGTTAATAATCCCACAGGAACCAGCTGGCTCGGGGACAATTTCGATACTGCTCTTTTGTATGCCTGTTTGGTAGAAGCCTACACATACATGAAGGGCGATACTGATATGATGGCTCTGTATAACGATAAGTATGTAGAAGCCATGGCTGAACTCAAACGCCTTGGCGATGGTCTTGAGCGTCAAGACGCTTATAGGTCGGGTCAAGTTAGGATACCTGTCACATGATCGTTCAAACCGCTTGTACCGTCTTTCAGCAGAACCTGCTTAGTGGGGCGGAGAACTTCACCCTAACAACCCCCAACACGTATAAGATAGCTCTTTATACCGCATTGGCTAACTTAAATAACGCGACCCAAACTTACAGCAATGTGAATGAGGTTTCGGGTACAGGGTATACCCCAGGTGGATTGGCGCTAGTCATTTCTACGCCCCCCCTGCAGGATACAACAAACAATGTGAGCTTTGTGTCATTCCAACCAGCGGTTTGGAATCCAGCGAGCTTTACTTGTAGAGGAGCCTTGATTTACAATGCTTCCACATTGGCAGCGTGTTTTGTTCTAAACTTTGGTTCAGACAAGACTTGCACAAACAGCTTCACCATTACTTTCCCGGCAGCGACATCATCGTCTGCTATTTTAACAATCGGTAGTTTTACCACCACAAACCCTAACAGTTCAGGTGATTAAGGAAATACTATGACTCAAGAATTTTCAAACTTCGGTGACAACGCTGTAGTGACCATGCAAGCCAATGCAAATATCCCTGAGGGTATGGGTATTGAAGGTTGGTATCACATTGTATGCCGCGATAAAGATGGCAACATCAAATGGGAAGAAGAAACTCCCAATTTGGTTGTTGCAGTGGGTAAACAGTTGATGCTCAATACACTTCTGTATACAGCTTCTGGCTATACACTTGTCGGGCCATATCTTGGTTTGATCTCTAATACATTCACTGCTTCTGCTTCAGACACCATGGCATCACACTCATGGACTGAGTTCACCAACTACACTGTTCTTGTTGGTTCGACACCAACAGCTCAACGCGGTACAGCAGTATTCAATACTTCCACTTCTACAGGTTCTACTCCAGCCAATATCACGTCATGTACCGCCAATGCGATTACATACTCGATCACAGGTTCAGGTG